AAAAGCTATCCGGCAAAACAGCCTTTAGTTCATTTTAGTGTAACAAATAAGCTTCCTTTAATGAGAGATTGCTACAATTATTTGAACGGAAAGGAATACGCTTGTGAAAATATCGATGATATTTTGGTTGAAAACCCAAAAGAAAAGAATTACTTAATAAAGAATAAAAAAACAACTAAAAGTTTATTTTAACATGTCACCAACGTATAACAAATTGGTTCAAGAACGTAATTTACTTGAACAAAAACTAATTAAAAAACAGTTAGAATCGAATGATATATGCTTTGAATGTCAGGCATTATTAGATGAAATCAAAGAGTTGAAAAAACAGCTTAAAGAATACGATAAAAAAATTAAACGAGAAGGTCATGGTCCAAGAGCAAACTCCTAAATGCGAAAAACATGAGTTGGTCTTCGTAAGAAATATTTACGGAGACCCAAATAAACCAAAGAGTGAATGGAAATGTTCAAAATGCGGAAAAATAAAATATAAACCATATTATAACAAAAAAGGATGATATGTTTACGCCATCAAATAAAATAATACAACATTTAGTTAAAACTGGAAAAATCAAACCAGAAGGTTTAGAACATTTTGGCGGAAAACAATATTTTTATATTCCTGACGAAGGAGAATATAAAGGGAGATTTAATGGAAATTTTCTCCCTGAAGATCGTGAAATAATAGCTAAAACTATAATATGGATGACTGATGAAGAAATAGAAAACATAATGAATAACAAAATATGAAAATAGCATTAATTTTAGGAAGAGGAATTGAAGGCGCAGGTGTTACTCGATATATGATTGAGATCTGCGGTTTTCTAAGAACACATGACATAGAACATGAAGTTTATGTGATGGATGACAAAAAATGGGGTAGAGGAAAGGCTCAAGATATGCCACCTTACAAAGACATTACAAAAGAGAACATTGCAACTATTCATGATGAATTGAATAAGTTCGATTTTGTTTTCTTGAATAGTGTTCCAAGTGTTAAGGGGCATTCTCAATGGGCTCAGGATGGTTTTCTTGCGATGGTTAAGAATATCAAAACTAAGAAAGTTGTATTCCAGAATGATCACAAAATTCAATCAATTCATAGAAATGCTAATTTCTTTGAAATATGTAATCAGTGTGATGGAATCGTTTCTCATAGTATCACCTCGCCATTTTACAAGAAACTTGTTGAAATGTTTGGAGGAAACATTCGTTCAAAATTTATTCAGCTTCACGTAGGATTTAATTTTGAACCCCTACTTAAGTATCAAAAGAAAGAACACTGGAAGAAAATTACTTACCTTGGCCGATTTGCCACATTCAAGCAGCCTGAGAGGCTCTATGGATTCTTGCCTTATTCAAGTAAGAATAACCTATTACTTGAAATGAAAGGTGTCGAGAGATCACTTGGTGCATTACCCATCTTTTATGAATTTGATGGTCGTGAAATGACCAAGATACCCAAAAAAGAAATGATTGAATGCACGCCTAAAGCAATTGAAAACGGGCTTGTAGTTGATAATGATAAAAGAGTATTCGATAAGGTTTACATTTTTGGTCCTTACGATTATGTTGATGGAATGGAAACATTAAGCTCATCTTTAGTAGGTGCAGACTTTTATCACTTGAATGCAGACGCTTACGGTGATAACTTTGAATATGCGCAATGCGAAATCGTAGGAGTAGGCACAGTTCCAATGTTTGATTATCATTGGGCAGAAAATTGTTGGGTATTCGATAAGAACGGAAACAAAACTGATAAAAGATTTGTTGATCTCGATGAATACGGATTATTTGTCAAACAGGATTTAAGCAATGTCGAAGAAATCGTTGAAAAAATAAACGATATATATTCTAACAAGGCCTTACATAAAAGGTATCTTGAACATAGTTATCAAGTTACACATGATCATTGTGATAGTAACTGGATATTCCAGAAACTTGTTGATGATGTACAGCAACTACAGAAAGCAAAAATTGTTAAACCTAAAGCATTATTTTAATGAAACAACTAATCATTTTATCATGTACTATCCCCTTTGGCACTCAATCAGAAGTTAAAGTTAGAACTCGAGTATCTGAATTTAATGAAATATTGAAACAATCATTCCCTCAAGAATTACAGGATGAAACAAACACAATAATACGTTGGATAGTTGTTCCAATTGCCGCATCAGATACTAACTCTCGGACAAAAATTGAATGTATTTATCCTGTTGCCGGCTATAATGGAGATTTACTTGAAAAATTAAACTTATTAGACGAAAAAACTAAAAGAATTAAGATATAATATGACAGCATTAGATCTTAGAATCGAATATCGATTCGCAACCGGCGTATCACCAACATACGGTAAAGATGGTTGGGGACATAATTACAAAGGAGGGCTTACACAAGATTACGCAGAATGGGTCGAAACACAATTCATGATAGGTAGAAGAATGCGTGAAGTGTTTCAAAGAAACACAGGAAATCGAGCAACATTTTATGATTATAAAAATGATTATCATCTCTTCGTAAAAGAATACAAAAATTTCTTGGAAGAAGAATTTTTACGAATTTACAATAAAATTTTTAATGAAACATACTAATAGAAAAATATTGATCATTTCTGATACACATTTTGGCGATCCAAGATGTCATATTAAAGAAGTAACTGAATGTATCGAAACATTAAAGTTTGACAGCATAGTATTGAATGGTGACATCGTAGATATAAATTACATGATTAAGCACGGAATTAAGACTCTTAAAGAACACTGGCCATATATTAAGAGAATTAAGAAAGCACTTAAAGGAAAAGAAAAAATTTACATAATAGGAAATCACGATCGTTATAATTGGCTTTTACTTCCGTTTGGTTGGTTATTTGGGACCAAAATAAGACAAAGAGTAAGATTAAACGGTTACATAATTGAGCATGGTGATGCTATTAAACTGTGGCTTCAAATAAGAAGAATTTTTAATAAAAGCATCATAATATATACCGATGGTGGTGAAACCGGAGAAGAAGATCTTCATAATAATACTATGGAATTGGCTAAAATAAAAGGACACCCTTTTATAATTGGCCATTCACATGTTCCAAGAGTTGAACCCGGTTTATTGTATGATGGCGGAGATTGGGTTAAAAATGATACATATTTGATCATGAAACATGGATGTTGTGTTAAATTAAGATATTTTTAAAATGAGTTTGATAAATGATCGATACGACAAGATTTATTGTATTTGCCTCAAAGAACGAGAGGACAAATATAAACACGCGCTTGCTCAGTTTATAAAACATGATATTGAGGTTGAGTTTTATCGACCTGTTATTCCTGGGTATGCCTTTAAATTAATTGAACTTTATGCTGATAAGTATAATGATTTAAAAATTAATCATCGCTTATTTAATAAAGAGTTTCCAAATGAACTTGGAGCAATGCAATCACACTATACAGTGATTAAATCGGCATTGTTAGATGGAGCTAAAAGTATTTTTGTTTTTGAGGATGATTGTGTATTTCATAAAGACTTTGATACTCTTCTTCCAAAATACATGAATACTTTGCCAAATGATGCAGAAGGAGTTCTTCTCTATTCTTATATGGCAAATCTTGAACCTCAAAACGTAAGAGTTGCGCCAAGATGGACTAAAGGATTTGCAAGTTGGAGTTTTCTTGCTTATGGATTAACAGAAAGAGCAATGAAAGGATATGTGCAACTCCAAGATATGCAACCGATGATTGCAGATAAAGCCTCTTGGGTTATGATGACTCAACAGGGATTTAATTTTTATATTGCAAGTCCTCCACTTATTATACCTTCGAAGTCACTAACGAGTTCAATACGTGGAGAAAACAAAAATTATGAAAAGGCACAATTTCTGGGCGGAAATGTATTCATGCTCGGAATAAGTCCCGATGATTATGAATAAAGAAAAAGAAATTAAAATAGATCCTATAGATCCTTCAATAAATGAAGAAGAGATTAATATCGAAGATATCTTCGAAGACTGGGACGGATCAATGTATGGAAGTATGTCTTGGGATCGCGAAAAACAAAAATGGGTAAGAAAAAAGTTTAGTTAGCATGAAAACATCAAAAAACTTTATAACGGGGAAATTCTTGTATTGCGATGTAAAAAACGCAAATGGAAGAATTTACACAAAAGAATGCGCGTTAGGAATTTTGCAACACGCACATAAAGATATTCTCGACGGAAATTTACTAGGAGAACTTGGATATCCTGATAGGCCTGAAACTTCGCTTGCAAATGTTTCGCATCGAATAGTAGATATGTGGATGAATCCTAATGATAACTCAGTTGAAGGAACTATTGAGATACTTGCAACTCCAAGTGGTAATAGAGTAATGAATATGATAAAGAATGATCCGAAAAAATTCGAAGAATTATTTGTAATTCGTCCAAGAGGAACTGGAATAGTTAATGAAAGAGGAGAAGTTGAAAATTACACGCTTTATTCATTTGACATTGTTTCTCGTGATAAAGATGCATTTGATCCAAACAAAATTTCGGGTGAAGAAGTTTTTAAGATAGAATAAATAAAATAAAAGATGTCAAAATTTACAGATGTTAATGAGCTTCCGTTCACAAGTGAGCAATTAGAATACTTTGAAACGGAAATGAGAAAATATAAGGTGCCATTGATTTACAAATGGGTCTTTGGTTCTCTTTATAAATGGGGGAGATTTTTTATGCCAATTTTATTCCTGATAATAGTTGCATTAGGAATTGTACATATGTCAACTAATCTTGATCTTTGGAATGTAATCAAGGGATTTGCGTTCTTTTGGATTTTTGGTATTGGCATAGCAGTACTTATTTCATGGATTGCTCAAAGAATAAAAGTACTTAAATGGTGTAAACGATTGGGTTTAACA